ACCCCATCTAGTTCGGCGTTGTGGTAAGCGTTCACATTGTGCTGGTTCCCTTGCTTGAAATACTTCTGCACGATTTTGCGGATGGTGGCCTTATCAAACACCACATAGTACTCACCGTAGGTCTCGTCCTTCCGATATATGGGCGTATCGGCAAGCATGAGCGGCCCCGTCAGCACCCTGCGTTCTCCCGTTTCGGCGAATCGCTGCGGGGTCTTGGCGAAGGCTTGGAAGGGTTTCTCGATAGCAGGCATATCAACGAGGGCAACAAATTGCACGCCTTCATCCACTTCGTCCACGGTCATCCGATATACGGGTAGTTCCATAGGGGTAGATGTAGCGGTTAGCCTAATGTTGCAAATTCGGACAAGCGGCGCACCCTGCTGGTCGTCTGCTGGATGTCCCGCTCAACCACATAGGCTCGCATGGGTTGCATTCCTTGGCCTTGGCCTTGACCGAAGGAGGACAAGTCGGTCGTGTTGGGGTTTGCGAAGATTGGGGGAGCAGCAGCCCCACCCGCTCCCGATGGCATCGGTCCAGCAGGTGAAGGCGCACCGCCTCCTTCGCCGCCGCTTGTGATGGCCTTACCTGCTGCAATGCCCGCCGCCGTGATGGATGCAATGCGTAGTCCTGCACGAATCTTGGCCATAGTGTTGAACGCTTTGAGTTGTGCGATACCTGCCGCTCCCGCCGTCAGGACATTCGCAGGGTTGGCCGCAGCCATGACTGCATTGGCTGCCATTTCCTTGTTGAGGTTTACGATGACATTGGCAATCGCTGCACCTTTCTCAATCGCCAAGGCAGCAATGGCCAAGCCTTTGTTTTCCCCTGCAAATGCGGAGAGCGTCTGCCCGATGGCTGCAACGGAATCAAAGACGACCTGCTCCTTGTAATCCGCAACGGCTTTCTCAATGGCCTTGCGTTCTTCGGCGTTCTTGCGGTCGTGTTCAAGGATGGCATCGCTTTCGGCAAAGTAGGCTTCGGCAAAGGCGTTGAAGTCAGCGGTCTGCTGGTCCAACAACGCTTTCTCGTATGCCACCGAATCGGCCTCCGCTTGGAGTTCAGCAGCGGCAAGGATGGCGAGGCGTTCATTCTCTGCGATCCGATCTGCAATGGCTTTGTCACGGGCGGCTTTGCGTTTGGCATCAGCAGCGATGAGGCCGTCGGTGTGGGCCTCGTATGCGCTGCGGTATTTCTCCAACTGCACCTCTTGGTCCTTCAATGCCTGCGCCTGCTCCGCTGCCCGTTGCTTGGGGTCGGGTAAGTTCAAGAACCGACGGACCGCTGCGGTGAGTTCGTCCCATTTCGCAACAAGCAGGCCAACAGCCGCAACTGCTGCACCGATACCCGTGGCAAGGAGTGCAATGCGGAACGCCTTCATCGCTCCCGTGCTGGTTCCAACCGCCACGGCGTAGAGTGCCTGCGCCGCTGCTTGGCCTTGGGTTATCAAGATACTATCCTTGTTTAGCAGGTTGGCCACCTGTTGCACCCCGTTGGCGAGGGCCATCGCCGCTTGGACCTTGACCAAGGACTTTTGCAGTTCTTCTTCCTCCGCTCCGAATAGTGCCGCCGCACCCTGTGCAATTTGGAAGCCAGCAGTAATACCTTGAATAGCCCCGACGAAGGTGTCAATGGTTCGGGTGTCCGAGGCGAGGTTCTTGATTCGTTGCTGCGTGTCCCCGATTTGGTCTTTGAGCCGTCCCGCTTCTTTCTCCATTTCACGGAATGCCTTCGTCCCGTCTTGGCCAGCGAGGGCCATGTCCGCAAGGGTCTTCTGTAATTCCCGCAGGCGGGTCTTTGCGCTGGTCGTGCCAGCGGCGGTGGAATCTTTGAGTCCTACTTCAAGGACGATTTCTTTGGTTACATCTGCCATGGTTATCCTTCAGAAGGGAGTTCGGGGTTTACGGGGGCTTCATACCCTGGGTCCACAGGGTCGGGGTCAATCGGGCCATTAAACAACGCCGACGGGTCGTTTGCAATCGGCGTGGTCGTGGTAGCGGCAAAGTCCGCAAGGTTAAGGATGCGGCGGAGCGTGACACGGCAAGGTTTCATCTGCCCGACCAGGTAGTCACGGATTTCCAGCAGTCGCCAACGGATACCGCCGTAATAGATGGGCTTCCTAAAGTCAAGTTGGTAAATGTCCACGGAGGATAGCATCATCGTGAGTTCCAACTGCAATGCTTCCTGACTGACCGTTTCGTTGATGTAATTGAGCCAGTAGGTGTTGTAGAGGTTGTTGTTGGTGTAGGCGTATGGCGACCCGCTGGCATTCACGGCGTTATAGTACACCAAGCGAGGCTGCCCGAAGGCGAGGTCCACATTCGGGGCGTAGGGGTTGTCAATGTGGGACACGAAAGGCATCCGCAAGATTCCCACGGATAGGGCCGTGTTCCCGCTGACCCCGTATTGATAGGCCCACTCGGTTTGCCCTTCAATCAAGTTGTACTGCGCCAATCGGTAGCCCGTCTGCAAGGCTTTGACTGTTCCGCTTGCAAGGGTTCCGTCAATGTCCCAAGTTCTTCCAACTATTTTATCCGTGCTGAACGATGCAGGTATCAAAGTCCCGCATAGGGTTTCAACCACCTTGTCCCCTTTGCCGTAAAAGTTGGAAGTGTTGAAGATTCGCCCTCCGTAGCCTTCCCTTGCAAGAGGGTAGGACTGCTTGTAGGTTTTGGACAAATAGTCACCCATGTCTTTGTACTTAAACATGACATTGGTGTAGGCGTTGGGGTCGCCGTTGGTGATATTCTGCTCGGCATTCTCGTCGGACTTTTGCGACCAGTCCAAGGAACCCGATGAGAAGAAGTCCTTCCAAGGTTCAATGTACAGGAGTTTGGGGTCCTGCGGGTCGGGCATGAATTGCAGGTTGAACATCTTTTGCAGGTCTTGCAGGAGGTCGCTCTGCTTGACATCGGCGGGGAGTGCGGTCCGCATATCCAGCACGCCGATACCAACGGGGTTTTCAAGGCAAGTCCATTGGACCGTTGCCCCCGAAAGGATGGAGAAAGTGCTTAACAAAAAGTTCGGACCCGCCGTGACTGCGAAACCAATGTTGGCCGTTGTGTTGGCTGGGATGGTTACATTTTGGAAGCGGACCGTGAACTGGGTGTTGGTCGCAAAACTTATCCCCGTGATGACTGCGTTATCCGTGGAGTTCGTAATGTTTCGGATGGACATACTCGCCCCAAACCTTCCAGCGGTTGTGCCGCTGACCGTTAGGGTGACATCCACATTCCAACGGGTTGCAACGGCTGGATTTGAGAATACGCTGGACGATGCGACCCAATACCCTGGATTATCGTAGAACGGTGCAGGTGTGTCTTTGGGGAATAGAGCGGTTGCGTTTGTGCTTCCTGCAAAGGTCACATTCCCCGTGCTTTGCGCAAGGATGTTGGAACCCGAAAGGTTGGTGGGCATCGTCCCCGCTGCGTAAGGGATGACCAACTTGTTGAATAGTGACGAGTTAAAGAATGTGCTGGAATAGCGGAACCCTGCCTCCGTGAATATCAAATCCACCATCTTCTTGACATAGATGCTGGGACCGAGCCTCCACCATGGTGCTTGGAACCAACCGCCGCCTTGGTTCAAGATGTCCGTGAACCCCGCCGCATCCACCACTCCGTAAACATACCCGCTGCTCAACGCACCCGATGCCGTCCAAGTGCCGCTCACATGGCCACTCGTGGGCGTGTGGTTCATTCCTGTAACGCCCGCCGTGTTGACGAGCATATTGCCTTCAATGGCTTTAAACAGGGACACATTATCGGTGAACAAGCCCACCTCGTAGGTAACGGTTCCCTTGGTCTTGCTCATTGATAGCAACTGCAGGACTCCGCTGAACACCTGCACCCCATCCTCCCACATAGCAGCACGGATGCGTTTGTTCGGTTGGAATCCACCCACAAAGGATTGGATGTTATAGGCGTAGGCAAAGCAGGCCCGATTCGTCGGGGTGTTGGGAAGGGTTATCGTCTTGCTAAAACTACCCCGCTGCTTGGTCACATCCTCAATGTCACCAATAGAATAGGTGACCGCAATGTCGGTTCCTCCCATCGTGTCAAGCACATAGGGCACTTCGGTGTTGCTATCGTTGAGCGGGTAAGCGATTAGGGTGACGCTCATAGGATGGAATTGTCATAGGCCACCGCAACCTCAATCTGCAACTGCGTGAGGCGGTCATTCCGTCTGGTTACAAATTGATACTGGTTCGCATTGACCACCGCTTCCACAAGTTGGCCGTCCAATTCCAACCATACCTGCCCGCTTCGGACCATCTCAATGAGCCACTCGGATTCGGCATCGGTCAGCCAATCGCTATTCAAAGCATACACATAGTCAAACGAACCCGCCCACATCTTGTTGTAGGTCGTGGTTGCGTACACATCCGAGTTATACCCGTAAACCTCCCTCTCCACATTGGCCCTCTTGCGGTTCTTCATCGTGAAGGTGTAGGAGTCAATCCCGCCGTACTTGTTGATGAAGTGGACGGGGATGGAATTGAACCGCTCGCAGGGGCCTATACGGAACCAAGTAGCGGTGTATCCTGCGTCGGTTAAATCAACAAATTGAATGTAATAACCAGCACCTTCTGTTGTTGGAAAATTGAACGACCCTGCTTGACCATCCGAGCATTGCCCCGAAGTCAAAGCCTTGAGATTCATCGGTCCTGCCCCAAAGCGGTGAATAGAACCACTCACCGATAAAGGACGAGGTACTGAAAAACTGCGTACAACGGCACCAGCAGCATTGGTGTAAACAACATTTGCAGACACAATCGCTCCGCTAAATCCAGCGCCTCCGCATAAAAATCCGTAAGAATTAGAATAGACCACATTTAGGGCATTGGCTGGATTAGAAATTTGAACAGAAGTTGTTGTCAATGCTTTCTCACCTCCCTGCAAAGCGCTGCTTGGAAAGTAAGTTTCACCACTCCAATCGGCCAACTCCAACTGCTCCAGGTTCCCCGCAAAGGCAAGGACTCCGCTGACATTGGTTGTGGTTCCTGTCTGCACCACAGGCGTTGAACCGTATTCCTCCATGAAGGTCAGCCGATACCCAGAATAGAACCCCGCATGGTCAGCAAAGCCAACCTGGGCCAGCGTTGGTACGGTTGGAGCCATCAAGGTTTCCACGACCCTGCTGACATCAAAGAACCCGTAATTCGTGGTCGGTAGTTTGTCGCACTTTAGCCTTGCCAGCGTGGTCGTGCCTGCGGAATCCTTGACATCGCAGACATAGCGGTAATTGGTCGCACTAGTCAGCGAGCCGCTGACCTTGTAGAGCATCTTGTTGTAAACAGGGGTTGCCGTTTGAGGCGAACCCGAAAGGACGGATATGGACATGGGTTATCGGGAAGTTGAAAGGCTGACCTGCTTGCCCAAGACCTCCGAAATAGTATTGACGAGCAAGTCTATTTGTTCGGGGGTAAGGGCATTGGTGAGGAACTTGGTGGCGTATAGGCCACGCCTGCGGACAAAGTAGGTGATAGACCTTGCGTCTGCGAGTTTCTGCTCTTCAACGGTCCGCATGGCTTTCTTCTCACGGGAATAGGTTGGCGTGACCAAAATCCCTTTATCGGTAATCCAGTCCGCAATGGCTTGGGTCATCGGGCCAACTTGGTCACTCTTGCCTCCACCTTTCTTCTTGAATGAGAATGGCGAGTTTGGCGCACGGGTTGAACTGACAGTCCCCCGCACTCCTTGGTCCACGAATTTCCAATAAGGGTTGGCGAGCAAGTTGACCGCAATCTTTTCGGCGGTCAAGGGGATAGGGTCAAAATCAAGGCTTGCGGATAGCGTTCCTTTGGCGTTTACATCCTTGCCGTCCTCCCGACCCGTGAGCAGGTTCTTTTGTGCAAGTTTGATAATATTCTTCAACCAATCAATCAGCACCTGTTGCCGTGGGTCCACGCCTCCACCTTTCGGTCCTACGGTTATACCAATGGCTTGAAGGTCGGCGGTTTTGACCTCTTTCATGCTACCGCTTCCGAACTTGGCAAGTATTTTGGTTTCCATGCTGGTAAATGTCCAGCCACCGAAATTGTGTCCTACCGCCTCCGCATCCGCTCCGCTTCCATCCGCTCCGCTTCCAAGATGTCGTGTATCAGCAGGGCATAGTTCAGGAACTCCACCGCCTTCATCGCAAAGATGGCATCAAATTTCAGCACATCCTTGTTCGCCATCCGCCATACGACCATCAGCCAACCATACCCAGCAAGGGGGTTGGTTACTGGGCCTGCATTCCCTTCGTCAGGTGCTTGGAATAGTCGCTCAAAACTTTCAAGTAACTTTCTGAACTTAGCAAAAAAAAACTGACCACCCCCCAAACATCGCCAATCTTGGCGTGGGCTTTGAGCAGTTCGGCCCGCTCTTGGTGCGAAGCCCCGTCGTATTTCTTGGGGAAGTAACCGAGGAACCCGCCTTCCCTGCAAAGGGTCGCCATGATGCGGTGCAGGTTTTGGACGAGTTTCTTCTCGTCGGTCGTGTCGGTGTCCATCAGGTCTATCAGTTGGCCCGCCGTGAGTTCGTCCGTGAAGACCGTTGGAATCCACCACTTGCCACCTGCTTTGAACCTTCTGCGATACGCCAAGGTAGGCAGTTCGTTCCACTCCGCAATGATGGTCTTGTAACGCTTAGTAAGCCCCTTGGCGGGCATTTCTCGGACGAGCGATACATCCACCCCCTCCACTATCGCCACGACCCCTGCACGCTTGTCGTAGTCGGTCAGCACGGGCGAGAACTCCAGCGCTGCGATGCGTTGAAATTGGTCGATGGTGAGGTCTTGGAGTTTCATAGCGGATAGTTGGTGTAATAGCCATAAATCGCATCCCCGACCATCAAGTTGAGTTCGGGGTATCTTGCGGCAACGATTTCGGGGGTAAGGTCGGGTTGATAGTGCGTTTCGTGAACATTGCCCTCCCATGCCCCCTGCTCGTACAGGTAAGGCACGGCAATCATGGCTCTTTTACTTCCAATTCGGTTTAGCAGGTCCCTTGCATCCTTGAGGGTTAGATGCTCAAACACATCGCCAAGAATCAAGTAGGTGTAGGGACTAATGTCAAAATCCCGAATGTCAGCGATAAATAGTTCCTTGTATTTGGCCCGAAGGTTAAACCGCTCTACATAAGGCTCGTAAATCTCAACCCCGTCCATCGTTATTTCGGGCAGTAGTTCCGCATAAGTCCCGCATCCAACCCCTATGTCAAGCACCTTGTCATCAGGTCGCACGACTGACCGAATATGTTCGGCGATTCGGTTCTTGTAGAATGGGTGCGAGTATGGCATGGTCAAAAGATTTTAAGCCCGTCCGCAATCTTCTTGGCTGTGCTGGCGTGGTTGGCTTTGTCAAGGTACTGCCTGAACTCCCAGTCCGCATTCAAATCGTCAGCGGTCAGGTAGTAGGGAAGATGCCTGCACTCGTAAGGTGCGACCATCCTTGCCCCTCCAATGACCACCCGCTGATAGCGTTGGTGATGGTAGAAGGCAAAAGTCGTGTCAACGGGTGCAAGTTGCAGGTCGTGGAAGTACGGTTGGTTCTTGTAGCGCAGTTCGGCCTGCTGGAAGAACAGGGCATCTGCAGGAACATCGTCCGTCCGAATGCCAAGGCCGATTTTGTCCTTGACCGAGAACTTGACCCCGTTAAAAGGGTCACCTTCCTCCTGTTCGTACATGTAGGTCTTTTCGGGTAGGTCGTACCAAAGTTCCCGCATACGCAGGAGCGTGTCATCGGGCAGGGCCGAAAGGTCAAGGTCAGGGTCCGTGACGATGTAATCGGGGTATCCCATGTCAAACAGTTGTTGCGGGATTTGTGCCTGCCATGCTACAAGGTGGCCGAAGTTGCCACCCGTGCGGATGACTGCGACCTCGTTGGCTTCCAGTTTCAACTGCTCGTACCATTCCAGCGTGGAGCCGTAGGTAGAATCGTTGTCCACGATTAGGATGGGTCCAACCCCAGGCATCCGCATCAGTTTCTTGACCATCGCCTTCGGCCAAGTGTAGAGGTTGAAGTTGGTGATGATGACGGGGATTTTGGCCATGGCTAAAAAGTGATAACGAACTTATCGGGTGCAGGCCATCCCTTGCAGGAGTTGTAAACGGTCATGCCTTCACGCTTCCCAATCCAATGCTCGGCCTGCCAGCGGTGTTCCCGAACGGGTTCGCCCAGTTCACGGATGTGGGACGACTTGGCCCACCAAAAAGTCCCCGCAAAGTAGGGGTAACCGTTGGGGTTGTTGTGGTCAGCAATTTGGGGGAACTCTTCTTTGGTCAGCCAATAGGCTCCCACGCAGTCCACATTGGCGAGTTCTGCGATGGCCCGTTCCCAAGCGACGATATTGAAGAACACCATGGACCTGCACCAAAGTTGGTTTATCAGGGATGGGTCGGAACTGCCCTTGGTATGCCCGTAGAGGTAGGCCGCATCCTCGGTTTGGCTCGCCTTGTACATCTCGGTGAGGGTTGCTTGCTCCCATGCGTTGGTTCGGGTGACCACCACCTTAATTTTGGCGGCGACGAGCGAGTTGTCCAAGATTTCTTTCACCACCTTCCGCTGGTCGGGAGGGCCGACGATGCCGACCCGAATCTCGTCCAACTGTTCTATCAGCCCGTAATTGCACAGGGCCATCATGTGCTGATGCATGATGAGTTGCCATTGGCCGCCGTTGCCGCAATAGATGTGGTAGTAGTGGATGAGTTTCATAATAGGGAGCCGATTGCAAAAATCAAGACCAATAAGAGAAAGAATCTGCCAAAAATCAAAAGCAAATTAATGATGGATTCAAGGTTCATGGCCCAAAGTTACACCACCAAGTACTTACCCGAATTGCTCACGGCAAGTTTATTCAAGGCCACATATCGGAGCGCATCGCAGGCGTGGTTGTAGGAATCAATCGGGACCCCCGTGTCCTTGCCGTCCTTGTCGGTGGCCCAAGTGTAACTGCGAAGTTCCTTAATCAAGTTGGTGCTATCCTTGGTCACATGAAGGTTGAACCGCTTCACGATGTCAATCCCCTGCCTGACCGAATCGGGTCCCTTGCTCGCTGGCTTGATATTGAAACCGAGGCGGTAGATTTCCTCAATGCTCTTCGGTTCTGCTGAATCGGCGACGATTTCCCAAGCCCTTGTAATGCCGAACTCCTTCAAGCGGGTGGCGATGTCGCTATTGGTCAGCCCCCGATGGTAGAGCAGTTCGTGAATAAACAAGTCATCACCCCTGCGGTAAACTGCGACCAAGGCCGTAGGGTCGTTGCTGAACCCCCAGTCAAGCCCGTAGGCGACGAATTTCATCGTGCTTGGGTCTATACCCTCAACCACCGTATAGTCCCCGTATATCGCCCCTTGGAGCGTCCCGACTTGGCCCAACCCGTACACCTTCCACCAGTTCGCCCAGTAGGCGGAATGCTCCGCTTTGACCTTGGCTTTCTCGATCTCCCGAACGATTGAAGCATCAAGGGCTTCGTTGTCCTTGTAGGTTACCAGCAGGAACTCGGAATCCTTATCGTGCATGACTTCGGTATGCGCCCAAAACTCCTGCACGGGGTTGTAGTCAATGTAGATGGCCTGCCGTGTACGGATGGCGAGTTGGTGATATGCCTCCCATCCGATATTGTTGGCCTCGTTCACGAACAGAACATCACGCCTTGCCCCCCGCATCTTGTCACTTTGGTCTGCGCTGAAAAACTCAATATAAGACCCGTGGGGGAACTCGTAGCGAAGTAGGGTGCGGTTGTATAGTTCCTCCTGATAAAGCCCCGTAGAACGCAGCATTTTAAGGAAATCCTTCAAAGCACCACGCCGCAGGTGCGGGATAGATTCGGACACGACCGAAATCTCAAACGGGCCTTGCTTCTCATCCGCTGCGAAGGAATAAAGCAGGGACAAGATGGCAAATGTTTTCCCCGCCGATGAGCCGCCTTGTACTATTCGGACTCGCTTGCGGAATCCATTAATCTTGACTGCGGTCGTTGTCGGTGTCAACTTGTAGTTTTACGCCCTGCCAAATTGGTTGAGGCGATATGGTTGCAGCGACCTCCTGCTTGGGTTGACCGTAGACCCGTGATAGCAGCGTTTCCATGGAGTAGAGCGTTCCTTTTTCGATGGACTTGCGGATGGCCGAGGCGATTGTCTTTTGTCCCAAACCGCCTTGACTTCCTCCAATGTCATCGCCATCATGTTTTGGATGGTGTCGTTGATTTCGGACCGCTTGTAGCCTTGGTCAATCAGGGTACTGACGTACTTGCGTGGACGACCATTGGGGTTGCCTGACTGCCCTTTTTCAAACGGCTTGTTATTTGGTATCGGGTTACTCACGGCTGTTATTCGGCTGTTTTGTATGGCAAACCGTTCCTCTTGACCTCCAAGGTCGGGTCAAGTTTAAGCATCCTATCCACGATGACTTGGCAGTACTTCGGGTCAAGTTCCATGCCGTAGCAC